TTGTAGTCGAGACATTTATAGTGTCTTCTAAACTTTGCATTGTTGCTTCAAGGTTGCCTATGCGGGCTTCAATATCAATTGTAATTTTACCTGCTGCCATACCTTCTCATTTCTCGATCAACAATTGATCTGTGATCTACTTCGCCGCCGTGCGAACTTGTATTTTCTTCTGATTCATCTATATAAGGCTGTATGAATTGCGATAACCAACCAATAGGACATGATAAAACCCATGATTGTTCTGTCATTTTCATTACCATACCAGCCGTATGTATTAAAGTGTCTTCTCCGGGTTTGTTGGAGGGTTTGCATCATCTTTGTTTTCGTCAATAAGTTCGTGGCCTAAACATCTTAGTGCAAGTTCACTGAGTGAAATAGGGTCTAGATGATCAATCCATTCATCGGCGTCTTTGCAAACTGATGTAATAATTTCTTTTGCACGATCTACACGCATTGCATTCCTAGCAAGATATGTAGCAAGACCTCTATTTTCTGCATGTTTACGTAAGCATTCAAGACGGTCTGTGGGACTAACCTGTGCATCTTCTAAGTCAGCCATAATTTCAGAACGTTCTCTTTGATAAAACAATTCTGTCAAATTTATGGCTTCTGCAACAGTAGTTTGACGTAGTTCTTTTTGCTCACCTTTGCAATCAAATAACACTTTGGCTTCTAACATAATTTACTCCGTTTTAAGGGTTAATGGTTTAACAGCATCATGCCGTCTGTCACACAATACGTCAACCACTTGTTCCCTTTGTTCAGGAGTCAACAGTGTTCTAGCCATATTTATGGCAACCAGTTCCTCTACTTCAGGCGAAACACCAATGCGTCTATGGCCGCCATCGGCCAATTTAAAAACCACAACCCAATCTTCTTTGGTGAATTCACCCAATGGATTCATCAAGATTCATCCCATGCTATTGCTGGTGCATTACCGCCAGAAAGTTCAAAGTTAAACGAACCAGTAGCGTCACCATTTTTGTCAGTTGAAAGTGCAATCTGACTTATCACAACCGTTGCAGTAATTGTACAACCAGTTTTTAGAGTGAATACACATGATGAAATACCCTCCATACTTGTAGCAGGGTTAATAAAATCTGCTAGACCGGGATCAGTATTACTAGCATCGGCCATAAAGTGACCACCAGCAGAACCAGTCATATCAAGAACGCCTAACCTTCTCCGCTTAGCACCATCACCAAACGCTGTGATATCTGTAGAAGTTCTACTTAAATTTAATGACCAAGCATTAAATGCAAGCACATGGTCAGTGCCAAAATTAACTAGCCCATCGTTTCCAACTATGTAAGCCATTTTCTATTTCCTTGTTGAAGTAACTCTAAATGTAGTGTTCGAGGTGAGATATTTGCCATCTAATATAATGGCCCCAATGTTTGTTAACCTAAAAGAAATACGGTCTATCCCAACATTTACATCGTCTGTATAGGCACGTAATTCTGATAAAGAATCTAAAATTGCCAAATGATTAGCAACACCTTTTCTTCTATCCGTAACAGTCAAAATAGTTACGTTAGATTCAATTGTTTCTTTGTTGTTGAAATGGCTAAAAACGCCTACTTGGTCAAACCGCCAAACACAATAAGTGCTTTGTTCATCAGTTGGCCCAATAGTGTCGTAAATTTTGCTATCAACCAAAGTTGTGAAGTTGTTAGGCGAAGCCCCGGTTTTGCTATACAAGGCGGCCTTAATCGCTTTGTGCATTGCTAATATCATTCTGCTCCACCAGTATCAAAGTTTGTACGTCTTTCTAATTCGTCCACAATTCTTTGTACAACAACATCTAAATTACGGTCTGACCAATTTTGTGTTTCTTCAACTGCTGGTGTTACATGCGGCCTTTTGTCCATGTGTACAGTTCCGTTTTCCAACCAGAAACCATATTTAATTGGACTACCACCGCCGGGCGCAAGAATACCGTGCTGCCAAATGTTTGAATCTATTGTTGGTCCATTATCTGTAACCGCACCGGCTACGCCCCATGACGCTCTTAACGTACCAGTTTGTGCAGCAGGTGCTTCGTTTCTTTTACTAGATCGTGTTGCTGAACGTGGGTACTTAACACCTGAACCGGGCTGACTAAGTATCTTTTTAATTATACGTATAAACATAATTTGAGACATAAGCACATGCTCTTTTACATGTACGCGAATAGTCTCTTGTATTGCCGAGTAATTTATATCAATTTTAATATCTTTACTCAATGTTGGCCCCCGTATCGCTTTCAGCATCTATATAGCAATACGACAATCTACCGTCTTTACGTTTACCCGGATTTTGTATTTGGTTAATTCTAAAAAAAACATTGTCAAATTTAAGAACCCAATCAGCACCAATATCAATGTATTCTGCAAAATAAACACGGATGTTTTTGGTGTCTTGTGTGCGACCATAAACATTTAACGTGCTACTGCCAGATGCCGTAACATATGCTTTCCTAATCACACCTTCGCTAAAACTTTGCACAGAAGAACCTACATCATCAATAAGATTAGTTGGTTCGTACAAAGTTACAGTTTGACCTAAAGCGTTTATTAGGCTGCTAATACTCATTAGCGTATTCCTATATGTGGTTGTAAAGCACTAGATATAGTGTTAAGTACCTCTGCACTAGGTCTAAGTCCGTAATTGTAATCACCTAAACCCTCACTAGATACATTTGGGTCGTGACTACGCATAGCGTAAACCTTTTGCACAAATTCAATTGCAGCATGTTCTATATCATCAGGTACCGTTGCATATCCTGCATCGTAGACTACTAAAATGCTTTGTCTGCTTCTTGGAAAACGCGCCGGAAATTCTTCTGTAGACAAATCAAAATGACTAGAAGACCGCATAAAAACTATGCCACGTTCAACGTCTACTCTGTATTCGTTATCAGCGTTAGACGCATAAGTGCAATTTAAACTAGAACTAGATATTTCTCGGCCTTGCAATCTGTGCAAAAGATAAGATGGTACGTTTGCTACTAAACTTGATTCAAAACCAGTTACAGCACTTATTGCAGTAGACAACTGTTTTGTTACATCGGCACTATCGCTTGTTAAATCAAAAGAGGAAACGGTATCAGTACCGTCAGTTTCTATTCGATTTAATCTAAGGCTATCAGTATCAATTGCAATACTTGCTCTTACGTCTGTAGAAACATTGCCGCTTACAACTATTGAAGTCTGCACTCCGGTATTTACAGACTGTACGTAATTAACCGGCCAGTTGTCTAACCGTAATTGACGACCACCGCTACCGTCATGCCACTCGTAATACGTACGTTGTTTAAACTTGCGATCACAATATGATTCTACCCAGTCTGTTGCGCGGTTTATTATGTTTTCGAGTAATGCGTCGTCGTCACTAGATGAAATACCTAGATACTGCTTTACATTCACTAAAGATGTCAATGCAGTTGTTTTAACCGGCATAAGTTACCCCTTCACGAACGTAAAACTATAGAAGTGCCTGTAAGTGCTGCACATGCGTTTGCGTTGTTATCTGGTCCCATGTCAGAAACGCGACCTAAAACCGCGAAGACTGTAAAAATACTATTGCCGCCAGCAGCAGTAAGAATATTTATTCTTTGGAATCTTTGTCTACTTTCGTTGCAATCAATTTGAAATACAACGGTGTCGTTGTCATCTGTGTCAGATAGTGCAGCAGCATTTCCTTCTATATCTTTTGCTGCTGCGTTACCGAGTGTTAACGCATCAATCAAGGCAAAAGTTCCACCTGAAGTATCGCATTCTGATACAGCGCAAAGAGAATACGCGGCGTGAATAGTAGGGCCATTACTTAAAACAATATTACAAAAGTCATAGCCTTTAGTATCGACAGTTCCTGTATATGCAGTAGATGCCGCAGCAACAAATGGCTGTATGAGTGGGACAATTTTATTCGTAGTTATTGAACGCATTATAATTTCTTTACTATAAAAAAGAAAAGGTTGACCCGCCATTTGACGGGCCAACCCATTGACTAAATTAGCCTCTAAGCAAACCTGTAAAACCACGGCCAGAAAGATTGTCTGATTCAGCGTCACTTGCACGGCTTAAGATACCGAACATTGCTGAAAGACAGGTTCCGCCTGCTGTGTAACTGACCTTAAGGAATCGCTTACGTTTAGCAAGATCAATTTCGAATCCATAAGTAACAGCATTGGTTCCATCTGGATCAGCAGATGCAGTGCCATCTACATTTAGTTGCCCAGTTTCACCAAGACCGAATACACCGTTGTCGTTACTAACGTCGGTGTAAGTACCGCCGCTAGTATCGCATTCAGTGATTTTCATAACTGAGTAACCAGTAGCCATCACGCCACCCATAAAAATAATGGTTGCGTAGTTAAAGCCCTTGCAGTCGAGTGCGCCTGTAACAGCAGAAGCAGCACCCTGTGAGACTGGTGCTAGCATTTGCACCACTTTTGTATTTTGTGCAGATATCATTGAATAACTCCAATCAGAATTGCAGCATAACCATGCCGCCAGCATCAGTGCCGTCGCCAAGGTTAGTGTTTACGATGTCAAAACGCTCTGTGCCACGAACAACAATTTCATCACCCTCAAATGCGTTCAATGCTGAATCGCTAAAGGAAATGGTGTTAGATCGTCGGTCACCCATGTACCCGCAAATGCTCAGATCACCAAACAGCATCACGTTTGCACCGTTTCCGGTAGCGTCTACTGATGCTTGTGTAGGTAGAACCTGAGTAAATACTACGGGATACCCAAAAGCAGTAGTACCTGCTGCACCTTCAGAAAGTTCGCGTGCAGTCACACCGCCAGAAGCGTAGACCAGACGTTCAACAATGGCACTAAACACGCTCTTGTGCATGTACCACTTGGCATTTGGGGTATCTGCATAAGTTGGAAGTGCGCCCATCATTGAATGAAGGTTAGCAAGCGTAACAGAAGCACAATCAACACCTGTTGATTCAATTGTGCCTGCTGCACCCATTGCTTCAGTAACGCCGACAATCCCACCAAAGGTAGAAGTACCGTCACCGTTAAAACCACACTGGTCTTCTTTCGTACTGAATGCGTAAGCAATTTCACCGGCGATACTATCACCAAGGTTAATTAGGCTGTCTTCATTAAGTTCGTTACTAATCTTGGTAAGAACCATCAACTTCTTGGCAACCAAGTTAATTTGGCTAAAGACTTGTTGGCTTTCACTTCCTGCTGTTGCTTCACCAACAAATGATGCTGCAACAGTTGAATCACGCCGTGGAATACGCTTAGTATCTGAACCCATGGGCTCAATGTGTGCGTTGGAACGGAATACACCGAACTGTTCACGCAAACTTACGAGTTGGTCAGAAAATTCGTCTGGAACAAGATAACCACCAGCAGAGTTTACACCTTCGGTGTGACCTTTGAGTTGAATACCGTAATCGTTACAGAAACGAAGTGACTTTTGGTGGCCCATGCAAGCCATTGCCCAACGACCAAATCGATATGCTTCTTGGTCAGCGTTTACACCCTTAAAGTGCTTAAGGCTGCCGTACTTATGTCCGGTGAGAGCGTTACCTACTCGCACTGCTTTTTTATTAAGACCCATGTTGCTGAGTTCCTTTCTGACTGCTTTAGCAACTTGTAGACTTTTACCGCCGCCTCGACCACCGCCGCCACCGATTGGTGTTCCTTGTTGCCGTGTTGTTCGACGTGCTGCTGGTTTACCAGCACCAGATCCACCTAAACGAATACCAAGACGCAATCGTTGTTTACGATCCGCTTCAGCGTTTTCATCTTCGTAACCGGGTGCTTTGGTGTAATTTTTAGGACCATAAATTTCTTCATCGTCCTCGTCAATTTCTTCTTCTTCTTCTTCTTCCATGTTCTTCATGTCTTCATCAACAAGAAGAGGGTCGCCAGCGTCTTCCATTGCCGCAGCAACTTCAGGGCCAACACTAATTTCTACGTCAACTTCGCCACCGTCAATAGGCAATCCATCTTGGTCAACGATGTCAACGTCCTTAAGGAACAAGGCCTTAGCCCGTGGAAAGTTCCTTTCGCCAGATTCGTTAAGAAGAACTTGGAGTTCATCTCGCAACTGGCCTAAGTTGAGTGTCTTACGTCTCATTGTTAGTTATCCTAGTAATTTGTATCTTTTAAAAAAAGGGTTTACTACTTGGCTTTTTACTGTCAATCCGCTCGCTTACGCATCGGCTCAAACATTAGTGCCTTTAGCATCAATAATATATTTGCCCTGTATGTCGGGCTATTTCACGTTTAACTGTTTTTTGTATTTCTAAATTATTCTCGTATACATAATCATTATGCAAACTAACTACATGTTTTTGTTTAGGTTGCAGTGTAATCTTTTTGACAGATTTTACATCTACGCCTAAAAACTTTTTAACAAGCACGCCGTCAATTAGCCCTTTGCCAACTGCGTCTTCAATTAGTGCTTCTTGGTTTGCAGGCAATGGGGCTAAACTAACTTCTAGCAACTTCCAACGGTTGAATACACGTTTAACGTGGTTGCCGTATTTTGCCTTGTCGCCCCGTGTCGCGTTTCGCATTCCATTTTCTTCTGGCACAAAACCGACGCTTACCCCTTTTACAATGCCTTGTCTTACAAGGGCTTCAGCAAAAGACGGGAAAAACTCACCTTGATAGTCTTTTGGCCTTTTGGCAAATTGTAATGCTCCTGTGACGTAACCGTTGTGCCGTTTTAAGGTTAGAACTTTACCTACAGGTTGTGCATAGTCATGATTCCAAAACAACACTGGGTTAGTTTCAAAATCTTTAGCATTCATACCTTGAGGAATTAGCACTTCACCGTCACGATCAATTGACTCGGTAGTTAATTTAGCAACAAGATCACCTTGAAAATCAGGTGCCACGTTTGCTCTTAGTTCTTTTTTAATCATTGTTGGCATATGTTTCTCTATCTTTTTATCGGCACAGGTAGCAAATCACATCGACAATTTGGATGTAATGCAGGCCCATATATTGTTTCATAATCTAAAACCATCTTGCCGCCCTTTGTACCAGTTAGAACTTCGCCTAGTTTATAAAACGGCTTGTCTAATGGTATAATGCCAGTTCTTGCCGCAGCAGAACAGAATTGACACGGATTCGGTGCAAGAAGCCATTGTTTGCCTTGCACAATTTTGGTTGCTCTCCAACTTGTAGTTTGTGCGTCTATCTGCGCTCTACGTGTTTCAGTTCTGGCAATCATTACTGATCTAGCACGAGTTTGTCGCTCTGGGTCATTGTTTGCACCTGCCCATTCTCTAACTGTTGCAGCAATTTCATTAGTCGATTGACCTTCTTCTATGCCCCGACCCACTAGGTCACGCATCTGAACCCTAAAAGTACCGCCAACGCCGTCTGACAACCTTGTGACGGTTCTATCGACGGCTTGACCTAATGCACTAGTGACCTTTCCTCTTGATTCTTCTATGTCATCTAAAGAAGCACCTAAAGACCGTAATTTGTTATCTGCTGTTTCTGCACCGTCTGCATATGCAGCAGCAACATATATTTCAGACCTCTTTGCTAAATCACTTTCAAACTCAGCACCAAAATGCAGTTTGAGCAAATCGTTTAAGGCACGCTTATAAGCACCTTGACTTATATCACCGCTTGCTAAATCAAAAGCAAAATTAGTAATAGACCACCTAAGAAGACTATCTAACGATGAAGAAAAACCATCGATAGGCAAATTTGCACCAAAAGGATCGTAACTAGCAAATTTACGTATAACGTCTGGACCAGTCCATATGTTGCTTTGTAGAACTATCATTTATTTGGATTTCTCACGATTGAATACATTTTATCCTCGTTTTTGTCCACCTTAGATACTACGTAATCGATATCTTTTCTAATTTGAATCATGTCAGACATTCTAAGTTCTTGTTGTCCCTGTAGCCTTTTCTCTAACTCGTTGACCTTGTGACTAATGCGCCAAACAAACCCAATGAGACTTACAACTGCTAAACCCACGCCCGACACGAACCACTCAATAATGTGGCCTTCTAATTCCCCCACTTTTTTCTCCTTATTCGTCGCCCAACTCTATTAGAAACATCTGTTTTATTTCTTCATCGGAATAATCTACACCAAGGCTAGACCACAACTCAGCAAACCTTTCGCGTATTTCTGCCACGTCAGGCTTGTGTTGGTTGTTCATCATTGTCTTCTTCAATTAAAACCATGTCCCAATCGTCTAATTCTCTAGTTTCAGGTTTTTTCATTGTTTAGTCTTCCCTAGTTACATCAACAAACAACGTCAGTTGTCCGTTTTTGTCACGTCTAACAAGTTTTTTAGAATTGACTTTGTACGTAGAACCTCTTGGCAACAAAACTTCTTTTTCGCCTTTATACTCGCTGTATTTATCTATAAAAGCACCTTTTGTAGTTTTTACTTTGAGCAAAATGCTTACAGAATCTTTTCCGCTCATTTCAGTAGCAAAAGACATTGCTTGTTTTCGGTCAAGACTCGAAGACCCGTAAGCCTTCATTTTGTATTTTGCACCTACTTTTGCCTTTAGCAAAGAATCAAACAACCGCAAATCTTTAGCATTGTCAACGCCTATACCACGGTAAACAGTAAATGGTTTGCCGCCTCTAATTTCAAAGTTAGTAATTTTGTCTAATTGCTTTATGCGATAAACTGCGTCTTGGTCCATTCGTTTAACAAGTGCATTAGTTTTATTTGCTAAATCTGTTTGGAACTCACTGGCAAGGTTAACCCTTTGCAAAAGCGTTGCTTTGTCAATTTTACCATCTTTGTACTGTTGTATGGATCTGCCTGTAGCAAGGCCAGTACGTTCAGCAGCCTCAACAGCGTATCCAAAATCATTTAGTTCTATCTTTGTCTCTTGCGTTCCTCTTTCTAGCCAACTACTTTTTACTTCATCGTAATAACTATAAATATCTCTAGTAGCGTTAGTAGCAAGCCTAGATTGTTTTTGCAGGTCATCTAAATTTTCAGTTGTAAAATCTTTGTTTAAAGATTGTGCTGCATCTTGTAATTTAGTTTCATTTAAGTTTGTAGATTTGAATGCGAATTTTTTAGCGTCTCTTGTTGAACCATTACGCAAATGACTGTTAACTATTCCGTCACCCTTTTTTGTATAAAACTTGGCTACGTCATCTAACAATTCTGACCCGTCAGGAATAGAACCGTCACCTGCAAGTTTTTCGGTTGTATTATTTAATTCCCATTCTGTATCGTCAGGAATTTCGCTCCAATAATCACCTTGATAATTATCTGTCACTAATAAATCATTATCTTCATCTAACCATTTATTTTCTTGGCTTTCTAGCCAAAGTTCGTATTGATTACCATCAGACGTTTCGCCATCTATTTGTACTTCATCATCCCACTCGTCTTTAATTTGTTCTTCTGCATCAAACAATTCTTTTGCTCTTTTTGCTTCGTCTCTAGATATCGGGCCACTTCTTTGCTTGCTGGTTTCTATTTTGCCGCCACTACCATCACCAGCAGCACAATCGTTGCCCACAGTAAAACCGCCTTGTGGACCGCCAGTAGCCCCACAATCTGAAGCCTTAGCAAAACCCTTTCGCATGTCAGGTATGTTTGCGTCAAAGTCGCCTGTGTTATCAGTTACAGATTTGATTTGCTTAGGGTCAAATGCAATGTAAGCCTCGTTGCGATATTGCGCACCGTCATACCCTTGCTTCTTTAATTCCTTAGCAACATCTGCAAAGTCTGATCTACTAGGGCTAATTTTTAACTTGCGAAGATCAGCAGGGTTTTTGATAGACAAATACGTAGACACAATACGTTTACGATTCATGTCATTTGCGTATCTTTTGTTGGTTGTAAAATATGCAGGAACCTTAAACTCATCAAAGTTTGCATCTGTTGCGTGATGTACAACTAATGGGCTGCCGTCCTTCTTAGCAACCTTAGAACCTTTAAACCAATTCTTAAATGATGGTGTTTTAATTTGTGCCTGTTGTTTGGCTACGTTGTCACCCGGCGGTAGTTTCTTTTTAACGCCTACCTGCTTAATAGCGTGTTGTACAGATGGTGCGTTATAACTCGTATTATATTTTTCACGATTCTGATGTGTTAAACTAATTTTACCCTTTGTACTACCAACCGCATGTAACTCAAATCTGGATTCAATTTTATCTATAGGAACTGATCCAGTGTGTGCAAATTCAGAACGTGGTATGTTTTCGTCATCAGTATGATCCATGACTAAAGAACGTGGTATTTCTACAACAACGCCGGGCTTGCCTTTTGTTGGCTTAAACTCAGGATGTGTAAAACCGTTAGCGTACAACTCTGCTGTTCTAGAACCACCGTAAAAAGTTAAGCCATCTTGTCCATCACCAATGTTTAATGTGCCAGCAGATTGCAAGTAACCGCGTTCTTTTGTTAGTTGCCATTCTTCGTTGCTCATACCTCTGTATACGTATCCTTCACGGTCTGGTATTTCTTCAATTGTGTTTAAAGGCTGCTTGTCAAATTCTTCTATAGGTTCAACCACAAAATCGTAAGTATCAGAATTATTAAAAGAACTAAAAGTTCCTTGTTCAGTCAACGTGTACTTGTATCTGTCAGCATTTTCTTTGCTGTGGTCCATATATGGTTTGTACAACGCATTTTCTAAGAGAGCGTTAGCAACAACTGGATTAATATCTAAACCTTCTGCAATTTCAAGGTTTTGTGCTTGTTCTATTTTTTTGCCATCTTTTACTATTTCAAGTTGTCTTTGACGTTTGTAATACTCTTTTGCAATAGCGTTTGTTGCGTCAATGTTTTCGTTACTTGTCTTTAGCGCTTCTCTATAGCGTGGGTCATCTTTTCCGTATTTACTTCTTAATTCGTCAACTGCTCGGCGTTCTTTCATTGTTTCTTTTTCAGCGTCATCTAATTTAGTTTTTAACTCGTCAATTTTGCTTTGCGTACTTGTCTTGTACTCGTCTATTGACTGCTTAGTAGCACCATTGTTAGATGCTGACCCGCCGCTACCACCTGCACAATCATTGCCAGACGTAAACCCTCCACCACCCGGACCCGGCCCGCCAGTTGCACCACAACCAGAAGCAGATTTAGTAAATGCAGTTTCAGGAATTTCAGAAGGCGGCACTAAAATTTCTAGTTCTGCCGTAGTTGTATAAGAACCCCATGTCTGTCTAGGCTTTAAAGTTATCTTGGTAATTTCTCCGCCTCTTGCACCACTACCACCAATGCCCGAATCCCTGTGCCGCTCTGCCATTTTTATATCTTGCGTGAAAGAAAGAAACGAATCATTCTTACGTACAGAACCTGCACGATATAAAACAGTGGGCGTGTCCATAAACTTTTCGTATGACCAATTTTCAGTTTCTGGTTTTTTCCAAGCAATGGTGTTTTTCCAGTTGTCGTACATAATTCTATTGCCAGATTCACGTAGTTCAGGATCATCCTGTATTAACTTCGCTAATCTTGGCTTATAGTTTTTATCGCCATTGCGAAACCAACCGTTCATAATGTTGTCGGGTTGTTCTCTTATTTTTGCAACTGCATCTTTCTTGCTTTGTATCTTTGAAGCACCAGAAGTTGTAGAAGTGCCGTCACCAGCGGCACAATCGTTACCTGTTGCAAAACCATTGTTTGGACCACCAGTAGCACCACAGTCAGATGATTTAAGTATGTTTGCGTCAGAAGTACTAAATGCACCACTGTTAGGACCGCCACCAATTTCTTTGCCGTCTACTCTACTTTTAAGCGGGCCAGTCATACCGCTTTTAATTTGCTTGTTGTCGAATACTACATATACATCAGACATTTCACCGCCTGTAGATACGTTGTTGTATTCATCTCTACTGTTTCTAATAATTATGCCGTCATGACCATTTGCCTTAGCCCTTGCAACATGCTTTTCGGTTTCACGCCATTTACGACCCTTTGCGTCAATAACATCAGGGTTTTGTATAGATAGGTAAACAGGTATAACGTGCGGTTCTGCTTTTTGAAAATCCCACGCTCTATGTTCATCAGCATAGGTGTTTGCAACAGATTCTTTGTTAGTAAAAAACCAACCATTATCTGCTCTGTTGTAACCCATCTGAAAACCTTCGACCATAATATCGCGTACGTCAGGTGATCCGTGGTAAACAATTAATGGGCTACCGTCTGCATTGGCAACTACAGAATTACCAAACCAATTTTTAAACTTTGGTGTATCTTGCTGCTGTTTTTGTTTGTCTTTGTCTACTTCTATTGTGCCTGTGCTAGAAGTGCCGTCACCACTTGCACACGTATTACCTTCTTTAAATCCACCACTAGCACCACCACTAGCACCACAATTAGATGCTGCTTTATTTATGTTTGGATCGTTAGGGTCAAATGTGCTGTTGGCAATAGATGATTTAATTTGCTCGCTTTCAAACGGAATATAGACGGTATGTGGTTTGCCACCCATTTTGCCGCCAGTATCAAATATGCCGTCATAACCCTCTTCTTTTAATGTCTCTGTAACAAAATCAGGAATACTAGACCATACAAATTTATCGCCTTCGTTTAAACGCTCTATCCAATATGTAGGGTCTTTTGTGCGTTTGTCCCAATCATCTGCACCATATCCATCAGGCAATGCCGGAGGTGCGTATTCTGCTGCTTCAGTTATAGCGTCAATAACCTTTGCAGGTATTTTGCTTGTGTCTAATGGATTTTTTATGTTCAGGTGTACTGCGTAAACAGCAGGAAAAGCAGCGTCTGGGTTTTTATATTTTACGTCAGTGTCAAAACCACCTAATTTTAAAACTTCTAAAAATTCTTTTTCACTGTTGTATAGACCACCGCCGTCTAGCCAAATTTGCTTAGCAGCGTCAAGTACATTTCCTTTTGCTTCTTGCTTAATTGTCCAATCCCAATGCCCTTCACCAGATAAGCCCCATTCGTCTTTATCACCTAATCTGTAAGTATCAGTTGCTACACCGTCTTTGTCTATATTTGTAACGTGGGGTAATTTGCTTGCTATCTCTTCACGCTTTTCTCTAGGCAACTTACGCCATGCCTCTTTAAGGTCTACTGTTTCTCCGTTTACTTCTGCCTCAAACCATCCGTGGTAATCGCCTGCTCTTTCTAAACTTGTATCTCTTTTACCAGTAGCGTATTTACCTGCAATTTCTGCATCATCTGTAAAAAACGCCATTGGACCACTTGTTGCACGTTCAGGGTCAAATACGTTGTGTAATCTGTCTGGCCTCTGTGTGCCGTGATATACAACAATCGGGTTGCCGTCTTCGTCTAAGACTCGTGAACCTGTGAACCAATCTACAAATTTTTTGGCTGCTTCTTTGTTTTTAAAGTTTGCATTAGCCCAGTCAGTGACTTTTGCAATTTCTTCTTTGCTGTAAGTGCTTGCAGTGCCGTCACCCCCCCCACAGTCATTGCCCTGCGTAAAACCACCGCCGCCGGGTCCGGGTCCACCTGTAGCACCGCAATCACTAGCCTTAATTGCTATTTGATCTAGATACGTATTTGTGTATTTAAGCACAATATGCCAATCAATTAGTTTTGTTTACGAGACTTTCAAAATACCGGGATTCTCGCATCTTGTCTAACTTGGCAATCATTGCCGTTTTACGTTTGTAAGATATAGCGTCTTTGTCAAGATCGGTAGACTTTTGTAGATCAGCAATCATAGTGTCTACGGCTTTGTTGCACATAGAAGTTGCAATTGCTACTGCTTGGTTTCTATCGTAACCCTCATCCATAAGCACATCTATCTTGTTGCCTACGCAATTATCGGTTTCGTCTTTAACCATTAAGTCATCTTTCTCATCGCCAAATGGTTCATCACAACCTTCTTCACAGTTTTGTCTTGGCATCCGGTTTAGCGGGTTTTCTTGGTCACGCTTTGGCGACTGCCCTTCTACCATTCTTGCAGCGTTAGACTCAGGAACACCAGCAGCAGCAATTACTAATCTTGCTGCAATTTCAGTTAACAAGCCATTGCGTACCTTTTCTAGCGTGTCGTTAACTGCTGATATTTGCGACCCGCTTAAAGGTTTACTTTCGCTAGGAAAGGTTACCTCTGTTTTACCAACATCGCTAAACACTGCGTCTTTTTCTTGTAGTGGATCAATTTGCGTGTTTGCTTCTTGCCTGCTTTGTGGCATTTGCATTTGTGGTTGCTGTGGGCTTTGTCCGCCAAACATCCCACCAAACTGGTCTGTTGGTTGCTGACCTATTTGGCTTATAGGCATACCGCCTATAATCGGTTCTTCTGCAATTTCAGAATCATATGCTTCACGTCCGCTTTCTTCTCTAGCCTCGTTTAGCGTCATCAATCCTGCACTGACTAATGTAGTTCTTTCTTGCAATTCAAATTGCTTGTCTGCTGGAACCGGGTTGTCATAGGCTAGAACGGCATCATCACCTAAACCAAACATAGGTAAGAATATTTGGTTAAGTACATCTTCGTCCATGCGTAGCAAAGGTAAAATTGTGCCTTCACGCCATTGTGAATATCCGACTTTGGCACTGGCCAAGTTAGGATCGTTTGCCTTAAGCAGACTGACAGGCACACCAAATACTGCTGCAATCTCTTCAACAATATCTTCACGTCCAGCCAAATCCTTAGGCGGAAAGTTCAAAGGCTGCAACTGCACATCACCAGTCATAGTTAAGAACTTGCCAGATTTTTTAGTGCCTTGCAATTGCTCTTGTACGTAAGACTCAAATCTCTCTAGATTTTGACTTGTAGCACCATTTTTTACAATGACTGCGTAGTCAGGTCTAGCATGATTTGCATATGTGGCTTGGTCCATTTCGTGTACCGCATGGTTTACGTTAATAGTTCCCCATGCCGCTTCTACCTTGCCCATGCCGTAAAACAAGTCATTAGGGTTTGGCCGTTTGAAGTGTATAACCTCTTCAGGCATAAACTCTAAATCTTCATTACCCGGCGCACCATACGTATAGGATTGCACGAAGTTGTCACGGCTTGGATTTACGTAGGTCCATTGTGACGGCATAGGCCAAAGTTGCTTTGGTATGCCTAACTGCTCATCGCATATAACCTGCATATATGCGTTGCCGGTCAACTCACCATATAAAATACGTAATGTAGTCAGGTCAAACCCGTTAAAGTGTGGGTTAGCCTTAGATAACAAATCTGTTACTGGGTGCGAATCAGTGACCTCTTCAAAGTCAGAACCAAACTCAATCAATTTACGCATGGTGTTTATCGAAGGCTGCAAACCTGAGTCACCTAGTAAATATGATTTTCTGCCTCTGTTGACTTTTCTCGTGTTAAAGGCTTTTGTTCTTCTGGTGTCATTACGTACATAAAGTCTTAATGGTGTTGAAGCACAAGCATAAGCATTTACGTTAGCAGCAGCATAGACCCATGAGTTAAAAGATTTAACAGCAGCCCTATGGTTAAAAGGCCAATTCTTTGCGTTGTACTTGCCTGTACCCTCCAAAACTCTAACAGAGGCTTGGTTGTACATTTCAGTAGTAAAAAGCGTTTTTAGCCAATTTAACATTTATTAGATTACCTTGTAAGAAAATGCAGAACGTAGTCTGTTTGTGAAGCCATGCCATGCAAGTGCTAATGCACAAACGCCGTCATCGTGTACACCACTAGGTGCTTCGTAACGTACGCCCGTCCTTGTATATTCGTATTCAAATTGTTCCAACTCAGCACGTAGCCAGCCATCAGGAAACCGTACTTTAGTTGTTTGTATGCCAACAGCCAAACCTTCCATGATTTGCTGCTTGCTCATTTGCGTAAACTTAAAACCTTCTGCTAGTGGACATTTGGATTGTAGGGTTTCTACAACTGGGTCACCTACACCTGTGCTATCAATAACGGCCATTTGCTCACCAATCATGTTTGCAAGTTTCACGGACGTTAACGACCAATCACCTTGCCAGCGTTCAAGTCTGCATACACAACCTTCTTCGTCCAAACCGACCGCAACAGTAAAATCTTGGCTTTTGGCTAGGTCAACGCCCCACATAATTGGGTCTGTAGATTTGATAGGTGCAATACATTCACCAATGGCTTTTAGGTTAAATGGGCAACCACCGTCATCAGCAGGTACACCCTCATATTCTTGTGCAAATATTTCAGGTGGTAGTTCTCGTCTAGCACTTTCAATTTCTTCAGCAGGCATGTGGGGATTGGCTAGCGTAGGTAATCGCCATGACTTCCAACCTTCACGCTTTTCATCTTGCCCCATCTGAAACAGCCTTTGAAAGAATCCACGTCCCTTAGGTGTGCCAAGAAACCACGCCGACCCTTTGTAATCGGTCAATGTTGGCCTTAGCGCCTGTTGCCAAATTTGGTCTAAGTCTTTAACCACGCCAGCCTCGTCAACAATGATTAAACCGTATTTACGGCCCCGTCCAGCGTCTTTATTGTCTAGTGACCATATTTCTAGTGACCCGCCTGTAAGTGCAACCATCTTGCCTTCTATTTTGTTTTCAGACTTAATAATGGGTTGCAGCATCAATTTTAATTCACGCCACACATCTGCACTAAATTTGTAACTAGGACTAAACCACCCTACACGTTTGCCTTTGAGTATTGCATCCACTGCAATCCATTGTCCAAATGTAGTTTTGCCAAATCTTCGTCCACACATCAACACGTTAAAACGTGCAGCGTTGTCAAAGACCTGTATTTGGCCTGTATGCAATTTAGGTAGTGTTATTTCAACTGTTGCCATCGTTTTCGTATTTTACGACAATTTCAAGTTTGTTATCAGTTTCAACTTTATCTATCACTTTACCGTCTATTCGATCAATTACTAACTGATAAAACCTGTGATCGCCCTTTAACGCCTTTTGTATGGCTACGCGTGCAAGTGCTTGTTGCAAATTTTCGCCACCAACACCGTCTTCAATTAGTTCACGCATTGCCCGTTGTATGCTCGTACCCTTGGGCCTACCTTTCGGATTACCAGATTGTCCCGGCTTAAATTGGTATTCCTTCAGCGGATCACTTGAATCACTGTTATCTTCGCTGCTCATACGCTCTTATCCTATTGCTAAATGTCTTATGGCTCTACGGTTGTACCTTCTCCAATGCCATCAACAATACCACCTAAACCAGACCCTAACGTAGCAGAAACAGATTTATATGAAGCAATTGAACCAACAGCCAGCGTACTAGTTACCAATGCCATCTCTATTGATTCGCCACCAGATTCGTCGTTATACAGTTTGCTTATTAAATTTATACAATTAAGCATATCTTTCCTTTATTCATTATCTTCAATATCTTCAATATCTTCGTCTTCATCTATTTCACTTTGTACATCAAGTTCATCGTCAGGATCAAAACCTACTAGCGTTTCAAATGCCCATTCAAGCATTCCTTTAACTGCAAAGTGATTACCCCACGAACAAACGCGTGATGAAGTTTTGCGTTTCTTTGTGCTACTCCAAATAACTAGAACAGCATCAGCACCTACTTCTTCAACAAACCCAGTTAACACTCTTTTTTCTGGTGAATTTGGGTCTACATTGCCCGGATCGCTTGCCATTTTAGTTGATCCTTATCCTCAAAATAGAAACGTAACCACCAAGCCCCCATGGGTTTAGGCGGTTTCATTGTTTCAACGTGCCAACCACCTGACCCGTCACCATATTCATCTTTGTAGGTTCCAGACCTAAGATGTAACTGCTCGCTGATGTAGACACGTCCGCGATTTGTTATTCGTTCGCGTGCAATAGGCACTTGCCATATGTCATGAGTGTGACCAGTTAGAACTATGTCAGCATCAGGTAGAAATACACTCATACGGTTTGTTTGTATAACACCGCGTGTGACTGGACCACCACCACCTGCACCATGATAGTATTTAAGTTTTACAATATGAGTCGCACCGTGCCGTTTAAATTTAAAAACAACCCAGCCACCATAACCTCCTGTAGTTATAGGAGATGCGTCATTTTTGTTTTTAATGCAGGCAACAGTTCTTTCAGTTAAATCAGTTTCATGTCTTCTTTTAATAGAAGATTCATGGTTACCCCTACCCATCACAACAAAATTGTTTGAGTATGGATTGTAAAAATCTACTGCTTCACGTACTAACGCGTCTAAATAATTGCCACAAGTATATTCTTCTCTTAAAGCAGACCTATCTTGTCTAGGGTCAAACTTGCCTTGCATGGCGCAATGTAAATCACCTGCGTCAATTACACCGGCATTCCGTTCAATTGCAGTATCAAGGTGTCTTTTTTCTAAAGAGTGGTCAGCATGTGCGTTATCGTGGTGCCTATCACTACTTAGTAAAAACCAAGATTCCCAATTTTTAACACTCTTAACAGATTCAGTTATCTGTACAACATTACTACTTATGTCTTTGGCCGTCCATTTAATGGACATAAATCACTTACGCCTCAATGGAAAAAACATGCCAGCAATGTATCCAAGGCTACCAAGCAAAAGTGCAAACCATACGCTACCTAAGAATTGACTCATTTTTTCATTGCTTTCTGGGCTAACGCCTCTGTAAGTGTAGTTATGCGATTTAGTGTCGCGATCAAATCACGCTGGTCCCATTCTTTTAATCGGTATTCTGCAACGATATCCTGCAAAACTATTGTACATCCGTAAATAGAAACGGCTAAAGATTGCGGTTTACAGTTATCTAGGTTGTTTGACGTTGGCGTTGTTTGCCTTATTCCTGATAGCCTTTTCTGCTTTCCATGCGGCATCGAAGGTAGGATCGGAGGCACGTTTTGCAGCGATTGCTTCGCGGATTTTTTCTTGGTTCCCATCTAACGCACCCCTCAACAAAGTTGCTTCTTGCCTTTTTGCTTTAGGAATCATAAAAGCAATACGTCCAAACAAAGCACGCAAGACTGGTGCAATTCCAGTTTGCCATAATAAAACTACTAAGACAATACCAATTGTAGCAATACCCGCAATCATAGATAGACGCACCCACTCAGGAACTTTGTCTTCTACGTACGGCAATGTGTCTTGTATTTCGCCAGTAAGGGTAATAATACGTGACTGCTCAGTTGCACCCTTAGACGCTGTGTTTGCAACAGAAGGCGATTGTGCTGCTATGTCATCAAATCGTCTTAGAGACGATTCTGCAAGTCCTCTTACCTCTGTGGTTGTTCTTGCTATCTTTGCTGTGCCTTCACATCCAAATGCGTAGGCTAACCCTAGAAACATAAGTAAATAAAAAAACAACAGGGCTACGCCTCTTTTTTTCATAATCGAGTTTGGCCCACGTACCTTAATCATTATTTTCAAGAATTAGCACACGTCTGTGTAAATCATCTATCCTTTGATTTTGCACTTTAGTATTACCTATTGTGTCTAACTGGGTTTTAACTAAATCACTTGTAATGTTGCGTAATTCAACTATTGAACTTTCCGTTGACTGAAGTGCGTAGTCTCGTCTACCAATACCAACAGCAACCAAAAATATCCCAATGATCAAAGTAATTAGTTGAAGGCTATTTATCCAAAGTTGCGTCTTGCCCTCTGAAAATGTCATTTGCTACCTGCTCCAAATTTTTGCAGCGACACATAACAATCCAATCAGTGTCACCATCTTCACGCATTAAAACTATCTCTGGCATCTTGCCGTGAGAATCGCGTTCTGCTTGTTCTAAAAACCTAACTGCTGCAATACGTGCGTGTCTTTTAACTTCTACGTGTATCGGTAAACCTATATCAATGTCAGGAGTTAAATCACCACGAAATTGTGATGTGCGGGCCGCGTCCGTGCAACCCCACATCTGCTTGCAAACTTGGTTGACTGCTTCACGCTCGCCCACCTTGCCTTTATTTCTGCTTTTTCTACCCATGCTCGTCGTCCATTTGTTTGTAAACCTTAATACCTAACTCAGATAAAGCATAATAGAAAACCCCATCTTCATCTACGTAGATGTCAATGAGGTTATCTCTAACTAAAGACTCGACGATTTGCTCGTCGCTATTGCTAAGATTAAAGAACACTGGGTCTGGGTCCATTTTTCCCAATCCTCTGGAATCTTCTTTTTTATTATTACTTCGAGTTTTCTTCTGGACTCGCTCCTTTGGTGGCTGTCCATCTTTCTCAAGATCGTCTTCGTTTCTTGGCGATCTTTTTCTACTTTTCTTTTTTCGTCTTCTTCGATCCGACACGTTGAAACCTCCGCCGGTGCATTTATACGTAAGTATTTTAATACATCGGCTAGGCATGGAGATTTGCCCCGTGAATTTGCATGATGCTCACGAATTGATTGCATCACTTTATCTATTGGCTGTTTGGCTAACCTGTTACGCCATTGCGTACGTAGTGCATCAGTCCACATTGCGTTAGGCCACAACTCTCTAACCAAATCAATTATTCCTACGTACAAAGGTGGGTGTGTTTCTGTCATTAGAATTTGCTCGTCTCTTCTGACCTAGCAGACCAAGTTTCTTCAGGTTCTAAATACCCGCCATCGTCAAGCCACCTACTTGGCGATCTAAAAAACTTACCAGTGCCTTCAGGTGATTTGTAGTAGTCAACAATGCGCTCACCAAGCCACACACTCAAATTTTCAGATGGTGGCTCAGCAAACGAATCGATTTCTAATAACGCATTAGCAACAGAACTGACAATAGTTTTAACTGCCATTTTTCTGTTTTTGGGTATGCAATCTAACACATGCCTGACATCTGCATCTTGCATAAGTACGTGGTACTCACTAGCAGAAACAACTTTTTTAGGTATATCTTTCTTTGAAGATGAAGTTGAAGATGAAGTTGAAGATGAAGAAGAAGCCCTAGCCTTTCGGTTGGCGGAGGCTATCAACCCCCCTTTCCTACCCCCTTCACGCATACCTTCACGTTTTGCTTCATCTCTGACCATGCGTCTACATACGTATTCGTTGTCAGCACCTATTGATAGGACACCAGCGTTCTCTAATTCATTAAGCAATTTCTTACACTCGTCACCTGTAATACCAGCAACACGGCCTAGTTGTTGTTCATCCATAGGTACACCTGTTTTAAAAATAAGGTGGCCTCGTTGAATGCTTTCGTGCATAAGACACAACATTTCCATCCATAACCCACGGGCAGTTAACGAACACGCTTGTAGACATGGGTCTTTACGCCAGTCACCCGGATAAAATTGCATAGCCGGTAATTTCTTGCTATTCATTTGTACCCTCCATCAAAATATTTGCCTCTGCTGTAAGTTGCCATGTCTGTGCATGTCTGTTTGATCTAGTCAATCGGCTTTCGCCAGTAGGCTCAACATGCCCACTTTTCACTAGACCCCTTCTACACGCACTAACAGTTTGGTGAGGCAACCCGGTTATTTCTTCAACCTCGTCATCTGTCATTGGCTTTGTCAACAGTTGCCTAAGTATGCGGTAGCGTATTTGTTCGCGTGTTTTCTTGTTGCCGTTCTTAACCATGTCTTGGTATTGACGGCTAGTTTTCTTACTAGCCTCTGCTTTTTTCTGCACCTGAAACAATGCACCCCAATCATTTAGGCCAGCACTTCGTTGTTGCAATGGATCTTGGTTATTCACTTTCTTCTCCTTTAAAATGGTAATTCGTCAACGTTGTCTTCAACCTTTGGTTTGTTTAAAGAAACTGTTTGTGCGTTCTTCACGTTCCAATACTGACCAGATTGTTGCATGTCTAAGATTACAGGCATTTGCTTTTCATAAGCAACCTTACACGTAACCTGTACATACTCGTCAAAGACTGAAACGTTTCTATCAGTACGTTGCACTAAACCATTATGATCCCACTCAGGAATACTAACGGTCATACGTAGATACGTTGCACCTTTCTTTGTCTTGGCTTCAGACAGTTCGGAAATGTACATATGTTCTTCAGCCATTTCACTAACTATTTCATTAGTATTTAAATCAATAACTACATCTTGGTCTTGATCATGTGCAACTTCTTTTACAAAATCTGTTTCGATGTAATTGGTCTTTGTCTGCTTATGCACTGCATTTGGTGCAATTGTTTCAGCACCATCTATTTGCTCAATTTCAGTTTCATCAAGCATACCTAAGCCACAGATTGAAAGAGTCACACGTCTCTTTGCCTGCGTCACTGCTTTCTTCATTGCGTTGGCTAGGTTTGTACCAGATAATCCACGGGTTTCTACCGCACCAATATCTGAATCAGTTCTACCGTCACCATCAGATGCCTTTGCAGATATGCAATAAATACCATCGCCAGCAGGTACAAAGGTAATTTCGTCAATTGAAATTTTACGAACTGTACGCAATTGGTCAGTACAGCGCTTTGTAGGATACAACTGCAACTTGCCATTCAACCGCAAATAATTAAACGGTTGAGTTTTCCAGTCAAGGCCAATTGTATCGCACACATTTTTGTAATACGTAAGGCGATCAACAACACTAAGTTTGCCTAAATCTCCGTCTAGCAAAAGTGCCTCAACAGATTCAGGTGATAAATTTTCTGGGTTAGACGCTATTGCTTGCATTTGGTTATGATTAACTTGCACGCTTTTCTCCATTTAGGGGGGCCACCGTTTGGTGGCCCCCTGTTTTATGCCAAAGTTGGCGGGTCAATACTCATTGCTCAATTAATTTGCAGTGTTCAAAGACTACACGCTTTTGTTCTGCTGTAGTGCCAAACAAGTTTGACGCTACACGTAAATCTTTTTGCTTTTGCTCAACACTGCCATGCATGTCTGTATCTTTGCGAACACGCACGGTTTTTTCATGGTCAAGGTAATTAGTGACTGCGTTGTATGCAGTCCAAAGGTTTGCACCTAAACCATTTTCGTCAGTTTCTTGTTGCCAAATTTCTGACCATCGTGCAAGTGTAGTAAACATTTTATTCTCTCGTCTATCTACTGCTTTGCGATATTGCTCGTTAGTTAAATTTTTCCCTTTTGCTTTTTGCGGATCGCCATACATTTTGTAGTAGACATTTGTCCAAATTCTTTGAATCTGTTCAGTGTTTAATTTGTTTTTCTGCATGTAGTTATAAGTGCTTGCTGTTGATTTTTGAAGTTCAACACCATGTTTAAGTTGCTCAATAACTTGTGGGATGTTTTCTAAAATGTTTGCAGTGTGCCGCAATGTTGCGGTTTGCGATCCTGACTTACGCAAGGCGTAAGCAAAGGTGTTTGCACAAACAACTCTTACGTCAGTGTTTGCAAACGAAAGTGCCATGCTTCCATCGTGACCATTACAAATTGCAATGTACTGTTTTACTTGGTCACCGACGTTGCCTACGTCAATAGTGTTTGTGCGTAATAAAAACCAAGTTCTTTTGCCACCGTTAATTGAACCGGCTGTTTCTATTTCAACTGATGTGTCGCCAATGCCCTTGCCAGCAATCTCGTAACAAAGTTCTGCAACAGTTTGGTTTTGGACTGGAACAAACGATTTACCAACTATGCCTAGAGGCATGTGGTCGTCTGACCTAATCAACATCTTACGTTGATCACTGTTTACGTTGTACAGTTCCTCTGTTTTTGGATTGAAAAATTTACCGCTCAGTGTTTCAGATTCTAAAACGTCCCAATCCATCTTGGCTAGTTTTAAAGCCTCTAATGGCGTTGGTGCTTTTTCTACCACTGTGCCAAGACCATGCCAAGCAGCCTTACCTGTAATTGCTACGTTGTCGTTTTTTTCGATTTCATGTCCCATGTCATTTATTCCTTTTGTCTCTAAGTTTAATAAGTTCTTCGGGATGCCAAGGGCCGACCCCTGTACGTTTTGGAAACCCTAAGTCTATGTATATTTCCATTGCTAGCATCGATGCGCTGTAAGATGAAATGTTTGCAATAATTTCAGTACCGTCCGGGCAAGTTATGCAGTGAAATATTTTTCTGTTGTCTTCTTCTTCTTCTTCTTCCATTCGGCAAATGTGACCTTTGTACACCCACGGATTGTTGTGGTAACCGGGTGCGTGGTTAAAGTTTTTGAATTTAGCAATTGGGCTTTTCATTATTTAGTCTCCTTAGTCTTGCGTTGCTCACGCAACTCATGGTAATAGTCAACAAATTCGACACCGTACTTTTCGTGCATTCTTTGCATTGCTTCGACAATCCGTACCATGTCATGCAAAGCAGTACCTGCACCAAACACTTCTAAAGTACTTTCGTATTCACGGTGCAAACGGTCAAAGCCATCAACGGCATATTTAAAATCTAACTTCTTGTACTCATCTTGGAAAATTTCTTTGTCGCGGCCCGTCAATTTCGTACCAAGATAAATGTCAGTCCGCGTTGGCTCCTTAGTATATTCATCACGTACTTTTTTACGTAAAACATACTCATGGTCATCAAGCAAATACTTACGGTTGACTTCAGCCCAACAATAGCCGTCATCAGTACATTCTTTTTCGTAGTCTGTTGTTGCGTGAGGATCGCCATGACCTTGACGGCACTCAATAACAAATTCTTGCGTAAAGTTGTTTGGCGCATTGCCAGAGCGTTCTGTCCAGTCAGCAACAGCAGCATCTGCATTGTCTGCATAGATGTGGTAGGTAAAACCGCCCTTAGGTTTCCAATGCGGATCACAACCTTCGTCAGCGTAGTTTTCTAAATACTGCGTCTCGATAATGAACCACGTTTCGCCTGCGTTTGCTTTGTTAGATTTGATAAGAGCAGCAGCAAGTTCGTTTTGTAAATACTTTGACATAGTAGTCTCCTTTGTCTGCAGCGTGCAGAATGCACACTGGGACACTATTGTAACCTACATGGCCACCTATGTGTTTTACTTAGGGAAAAAATAGTAAAAAAGTTATTATCGCCCTTGGTTGACTGCTAGGGGGGGTCATTGGTTAATGATTAGGGTGATATGCAGCAACTCAGTTGGTCGCCTGTGAAAGAACTTGACAATTTTGGTATAATGGTCTAGGGACGTTTTTGGCGTACCTCTGCCGGGCGACATATGCCCCGTGTCAGGCGGTTCTTTTATAAGTAGATAGTTATTGTTGAGTTTCTCAATAGAGTGCCTTGGTCAATCTATGACAAAGGAGACTACTATGACTGACAAACCAAAAGACTACAAGTTTGTAATTATTGGAGACCGCACATGGTCCATAGGTATGACCTATGACGATACATACGAACGGTTTCGTGCTGCCGATAAACGTGGCAATTTTTATTGCTTTATGTGGATCGGTTCAGATTTGCCAACCTTCTTTTCAATCGAGGATGGAACTATAAGGTGGGATGGTACTGACGAACGTCCCATGTACATTCAAGACACCCATAAACCACCTACTAAAACCATTGGTCGTATTCTGTGACCACAACTAACTTGAACTAATTGTCTATTACCAAGGCATTCTATTGAGGAACTCAAAACCAGCGTATACATATTCAGTAAAGACAAAGGATTACATTTAATGACTACTAATTTTTCTAGTGTTGCTTCAATTGCAAAGTTGCAGCGTAAACTTCTTGCTGCCCTTGATCTTAAAAAAGAGATACGTCAACAGCGAAATGAAATTCGCAACGACGAATACGAAAAAGCCGACAAAGAACAAAAGGCTCTTTACTTAAAGATCAGAAAAGAAGCCGAAATGGCTTTCCTTCTAGACATCAAGTTGTCCCTTGACGGAAACGTAGCCGTCAAGGGTGACATGCAGGAAACTGGCTACATGAGTCTTAGTGCCAGAAGGGATATTATGGATCGCACCTACGAAGGGCGGTTTGAAATTACAGACGTATGCATCACTGGCCGACGCAAAGGCGTAATGGTCAAATACCTCACCGGCAAAGGGAAGGGTAAAGGTCAGTTTGTTAATCTGTATGATTTTCACAATGCCCAAACAGCCAAATTAGATAACGGCAAAATGTTTGTTGAGCCAATCATTGATGCACAAAAATTGCGTACGTTTATTTGACTACAACATGAAAAGACCCCGCCGAAAGGCGGGGTTTTTTAGTGCGCATAAAAAAACCGCCCGCAAAACTTCAAGGAGAAAGAAGTCTTACGGGCGAGACAAAGGATCATTCAGGTTCTTTTGGACCTACCCACCAACCAATATCATTAGCATATTTTGCTGCTGTGGTTTTCCGTTTGTAAATAGTACTTGCACCGTTAGTCAAAAACAACTTGTAATGTGTAACAAATTTGGGTTTTGAACAACCGGGTGTTACATTTATTCTTGTTGGCACAATTCTTATTGCAAATGTACGTTCTTCGTAATTAGTCATTTTGCGACTAAAGGTATACATTTCTGCAATTGGTCAAATGCGTTATCAATAATATTATGCTGTCCATGTATATGAAACCTAGCAGATTGCCAATCTGGATACCCAAACCAAGCAACTTGTATAGGGGTGTTTTCGTTTATTTCGTCCTTCGTAAAACCGTATTGACGTGAAGGTGTCATTTGCAAATATGTGTTGAACTGCTTGACGTGCTTCGCCACAGGAAAAAACATGTCTATTGTGTTTTGTGAATTACCAAACCCATGACCAAATACGTCTCTTCTTGTGTTTTCTAAACACTGGTTAAAAGCACTAACTGACCTACCGGGTGCATCTTTCATAAGTTCCTTTTGTAAATCTATTAAGGAACTTATTGGGTTAATGTTGTTGATAATCTTATTGACGAAATCAAGATGTTGTAGCCGTTTTGGGCCTGTAATACCAAAAGGGTCTACATGTAGTAAACACCTCGACACAATTCGCCTTATTCGCATTTCGTGGTTTGTATAATAATCTTGCCAATCGTAGATTCCATTCATATGTATCCCCTTGTTTAGTTAAGCATTCCTTTGCTTGCAGACATACAAATGCCTGCTGTAAGCAATATAGCAACTAAGAGTAGTCTTTGCACAAATTGCATCGAGGCATATAAAAAAGCCCCCAAACGCTCAGTGTTACGCTTGAAGGCTTTAGGAATGTATAAGGGTGTTGTCTATGCTTCAGCCAACTCAGGGACCAATGCAGAGGCGTGTGCAAACGCTGCAGGCCATGCGGTTGCTGCTGTCTGTTCCCACTCGTCGCTGTTAAGGGCTTTCTCTCCGCCAATTGTAGCCAGTTCTTTGACACTCAGCAAAAGTTTGCGTCTGCTGGTCCTGTGGATTTTGCTGACAAATTTAGGCATGTCCTCTTGTGCAGTAATTTCTTGCTTCTTAATGCTATAGATAAGGGCGTTAGCCAAGCATTTCGTATTAACCTTAAATGAAGACCTGATGCCCATAGTCTTTTGTGTCATTTTGTGCCTTTCAATTGCTGAATCTCATCGTCCAGTTTTTTTATAATTACATTTTTAAGATGGCCCGCAGAACCACTTTTACGTGGCTGTAGCAAATCTACCTGCTGCTGTGTCCAGACTATCACGCCACCTAGATCACGTCCAGTTACATCACGATCTTGTGCAATTTTCAAGACGCGCCTACTAGATATGCCAAATTTGTCTGCAACTTGTTTGGTTGTGATCCACACAGAGTCAGATATCCATTTCATGAAATTAAACTATCAGCAATAGTTTCAGTACCATCGGTTTCAACTGGCGGGCAAATGCCAGAACCATGCAAATCAAAGAATCTATCCAATTCGGTCAACCATTCGCCTTGTTGGTTATTTGTAATCGGCTGATCAAATTTATCGTCTTCAGCATAATCATCAGAACCAGCAAGTATTCCAACGTAAATACCGCCGGGTGCAAGTTGTTTAAGTGGTGCCATAATTACGGAATCAATAAAGACCTCACCAGTATTAGGGATGGCTACATCAAAGTTTAATCTGAAAGTAACGTTAGACGGCATATCTTTAGGTGTTCTAACTGTAACACTGTGACGAACGTATGAAGTTGTAAGAAGTGCGCATGCGACTGTCAATCTTACATTCGTGCCTTTGGCACCTAAAACTGTACCGCCACTGTCAACGCACTCGATGTTCAATCCACCAGAACCCATTGAAACAGATCCGCGTTTAACTGCTGCTGCAATTACATAAACTGTATCTGGCTTAAGAGTCGATGTGGTGCCGCCGATACTTCCAAATTGCTGTTCTATCTTGTGCAATACAGAACCATTGCCTGTAATTTTAAGGGCTTTACTTCCACGGTAGACGCTGGTTGTTTCAGATTCAACGTCTGACCCAGCAGTTCCAGTTGCAATAGTCCAGTTTACAGGCACATTAGAGACTACTGATTCAAATCCGCCATTAAAAAGGTGCTGCTGACATTCTCCGCGTTTGCTGCTTATGCTTTCAGATATTGCAGGTGTTCTTCCGTAATAACCACCACCGCCGGGAAAACGATAATCGTTGTTCGAGTATTTTGTGCCGCCTCTAATGTCAAATAATTCTGTACCAGACTTAACTGATTTGTCTTGTGCATCTTTGTAGCAATTAAAACTAATTGTCTCTGTACGTGCAGCAGGAAAGGCTGTTACGGAAGGTGCGAAAATTGCCGACGGACTGGTATGCGTCACAACAGTGCCGTCACCTTTGTTGCCTGAATCGGCTGCCAAAGTTCCTACAGTAATTGTATTACCGTCAAAACTAGCAGTACCAACACCTGCTGCTATCATTTGTCGCAATACCTCTTTAAATGCTAATTCGACATTATCGCCACCGTACCTACTGCCACTATCTTCTTTAACCATATTAATTAGAGTGGCAAACATGCTGTTAGCAAGTGGCACAAACAATGTATTAGTGGAATTTATTGACGCTTCGGTATGTTCGTTAATTAAACCAAGCCATCTAACTGTTTCGTTCTGCGCAGCACTTGTTGCATAAGTACCAAGAACATCACGGTAGCATTGGCCTGCACCATCACTATCGTTCATTAGTTGGCCCTGCATAGTTTTTATGCGTTTATTCATACCAACTAATTTGCCAAGCCTAGTAAAAAGTCCGTTAGTACCAATAAGTGTTACAGTCATTTTTTCTTTCCTAAATCGTTAAGTTTGGCCCGTCTTTTCCCACAACCGCCGCACCCTTTTAATTTGCCGCCAGTTATCTTTTTAATAACTTTGTGAACTTTGTCACCAATACCTCTTTGAGGCCCATCATAATCATTGCAAGTAGCACACACGTTAGTTGTGACGGTCTTACTTAGAAAATGACCTTTCTTACATACCCCTAATGTCGGCCAGAGAGGTTGCCAATGTTTACATTGACTTGTCAAAGGTGCATCGTCTGCTTTTACTTTTGCGTATTCGGTCATTGATAAACTCCTACGGAAATTGCTGCGCCAACTTTATCTCTAATTTTCTGACAACTACCAATTTGGAAACAAAAACCGCAACCTTCAGACTGCTGGATTACTAAAGCAGGAGGGTTTTCTAAAGTTACATCTTCACGTAATGGATAAACCCAACCACATTGACCACTTTGTGCAGCAAAACATGTGTATGGAATAGGTATTTTAAGACCATTGTCTGCTGCTTGTTCCCATCCTTGGCCAGCAGAAGAAAGAATACTTGCCATAGCGTTAGAAGATCCTTGGTTACCCATTGACGGGTATTCTTCCCACGTTAAATATCGTTTAGTGCCTCCAAAACATCCGCCGTCTGTTTTGTCTATAGTTATATCTACGTTACCCATGTTAGGAACATTGCCCTGACCCGGAACGGTTTCTATAAATAAAGACCATTTAACTGTGTTGGTAGAAATTACTGCACGTAATTCAACATCGTAAGCAATTTGCACTTCTTCGCCATTGCTACAAAAACCATATTCAGTTTGACAAATTTGACCTTGACCATTTAATCTTCGAGTGTATGAAAATTGACCAAGTAAAAAAGGAAAGTTTCGTATTGCTTTCCATCTTCTTACATTTATACAATCTTGATCTGGTACAGGCGGAAGTGTAACTTGTCCTAGTTGCTGCTGTCCCCAATCAACAAAACCAAAACCATTGCCCGGTTCGTCGCAAGCACATGGACCACCTGCTCCTTCTGGAAAACTGCAATCTTCACGGTCTAGATGTTCTTCGTGTTTTGGGCAATTAGTTAAACAACCAAAAAAATTATCGGGGTTTTGCACTGGTGGAGATGCAAGACAATCAGGTACTTGAACACCACCCGAAGCCCTAGATGTTCCACCAGAAACAATTTTTACAAATGCGTCATTGTCGTAGTTTGGCAAAGCACCGCCCGGATCATTGCAACCTGCGTCACAACCTCCGGGTGGTTCTTCATCGTCAACTTGATTGTGGCAACAGCAACCAGCAGCATGAAAAAAGTTAGACACCATAACCTCCGTCACCGCTTGGCTGACTAAGTACACCAAAACTAGTAGCAGTAGAAGGTGCTGCTTGCACCATTTGTATGGTCTGTCCTTGGCCTGTAGTTGTATTTGTTGCTATTTTACCTGCACGAGTTACATACTCGACCCCGTAAACCGTAATAGTAAGTGCGTTTGCAGTATTCGATTTAACTTGCAACTCATTACCAGTACCTAAAACTATACTACCCTTAAGTTGCTCATAACTGTTAGCAGCAATGCTTTGCTGTGGCACTAATGTATTGTTATCAGAAGCACTTAAACCATTCGGCACATCGTAAAACGTAACAGTAGCAGCACTACCAGTTGTGTTTGCAATCCACATATTTGTAATTAGTGTCCCACGTCCATCGTCAGGGCTATATAACAAAGACGCTTGGGTAGGTGCTACAAATTGTGCAATTTTAGTAGGTGTAGACATTATTCGCCCATCATAAGTTGGTCGCGGGTTACGTTAAAAGTAGAAAGTAGTTCTGTATCTGGCGGACACTGACACGCAACATCAATTGGCACAGAACAATTAAATTCCCATTCGTCAAATGGAATTCCGGCTTCTTCGTCTTTTTTACGCTTAAAATGTACAAGCACTGTTGTGTTTTGAGGTAAAGTCTTAGGTTCTACTATTGGATTTGATTCACAGTTATCTGTGTTTATTTCGCTACCAAAAAGTAAATCTTCGCTACCCTCTAATATGTTATAGCAAATCTGCAAACCTATAGGCTGTGGGTCTTCTAATGTTTGGACGCTGGCTGTATAACCACCTACACCTATTGGAGAAATTAAAGTTGCTACACCCGTCAAAGATGTTGGTGATTCGCTAGTTGAAAATACCATCACGTTTTTAGTTTCTGCAGCCTTAGAAGCACAAACATGAGACCTTATCATTACATTCTTGTCTTTGTGTTCACCTAATGGACTATCGACTGAAACAGCATACTGCCCCTGTGTGCTGCTTCGTCCATTTTCTGCTTCTTCCCATTCCCCGCTTGCAGGATTAAACCAAACTTCTTGCCATTGCCAGAATTTAGATTTGGCGTTACTAAGAGCAGATTCCTCGTCACCAATTTTTGCATAAAGAATCTTATGCTTGGTATTCTGGTTAGCATTTTGCTGCAACACACCTATCGCTTCAACTATTTCAGGCTGCAAAAAAAACGATAGGGCATTTATCCTATCTACAACTTGGTTAATGTGTGAATAGTCTAGGTTGCCGACACTGCCAGAAACGAAGTGCGGTATAGTTAATGGGTCACCAGATTTAGACATTATGCGCTCTGTATATGGTATTGAAGTTGTGTTGGTGCAGAAACAGCAAGTGCCATTACGTTGTGGTTAGCCACACGAGTTATAGCATACTCTCCGGCTTTTAATTGCAACAACGCGTGAAAAACACCAGTGGTGGCATTACCTACGCAAACGCCAATTTTTACATCGTTAGTAGTACCAATGTTTCTAAAAAAAGCCAAGCCTCCACCAGCAGCAACTTCACCTTTGTCAAGTGCTTCTGCGTTATTACTACCACCCGGCGAACTTGGTATTTCTTGTACACCGGATGCAGAAATAACACTAGCCAAATCCATTTGGATAGTCGGAGGATTAAGATCGACCTTATACGTTGTGCTTAAACTTGCACTAGATGCCGTGTTAATTAAAAGTCTGCCTGAAACTGTTATTTCGTCTGCCATTGTTAATTCCTAAAAGTGTACGCTTAGTAAAAGTGCGTTAAATAAGTTTGGAAACGGCTGTACCGGATAAACGATTCGTGGTGCAGCATCTGCCTCTTCTGGTTCTTCTTCGCCTTGTAAGTTTCTATAAGAAACAAACCGGCAATGAAACCTTTCATCTATTATAAATCGATGGTTTACTCTACCTAAGTTTACACCCGTTCGTTGCGTATTTGCACCAATGTAAAGCGTCTTATGTGCAGGTAAACTAAGTGTACTTGCTGAACCTTGACCGCCAAAAAAAAGTGTTTTACTTAATCTTTGACCAACAAACTGAGTTATGTTTTGAAAATGAATATCGGTGTATCGCTCTACAACACCCACGTTAATTTCAATTTTGTAGTTTGCTGCTGAAACAGGAGCGCCACCATATACTGCTGGTGTACCTCCAATATCATCTTCTTCAGGGTTACCAGTTGGCATACCTTCAATAGGTAAATTATCTGGGTTATTTCTATATATAGGAATAAATTCGGTCAGCGTGTTTGTAGTTATTTCTACAAAACCCGGTGTGGTAGGTGTTATTGGGTCCGAAGGATCGTCACCACCGCCTCCTTCTTCATATGACGATGATTTATACGTAAACTTGACTTCCCAAACATCATTGTGTCCAGTAATGAGTCTTATGCTGTATTCACAAGCAAAGATTTCTCGTTGGTCTGGATGTTCGTCACCTAATGCCGGTAAACCGCCACCACCAAATCGTGCTATTACAAACCGTTCACCAGAAAAACCAGTACATATAAAAGTTCTAGTTCCTTGGAACTCAGCACCGTTGTTTACTAAACCTAGTGTTCGCTCTGTAGTTTGCTCATGTATTCCCGCCATTAAAAGATTCCTTGCTGCGCGTTTTCGCGATCTCGCAAATCTCTTTCGATTCGTTGTAGAATTGTACGGATTTGCCTTTGTATTAGAACCTGTGTTTCAGCAGCCCTAGCAACAACGTCTTGCCTACCTAAGCCTAAAGCACTTGTAAAGCCACCAACTACTGTTTCTATAGTTCCAGTGGTACGCAAATTAGAAAAGAAATTATTACGGCTTAAATCTTCTTTACTGCTTTTTAATTGACGCTGTTGTAATTCTAATGATCCGTCAATTTCAGCAATAGCCATTGCTTGTTGCTTTGTAAGTTCAATCAATTTAAGACGCATCATCATTTCAGTACGTACTTTTTCTATTTGTTTATCGCCTAACCCACTGCTTTCAATTTGTCTTATCTTTTCTTCAAACTGTGCAACAGTCTCAACACGCTTTTGTTCTAACTGCAACAAGGTTTTATGTGTGTCTGTTTGTGCAGAAAAAATACGCAAATCATTTTCAGCACGCCGTAAATCCATGCCAATACTTTTACGCTGCTGTTCTCTTTGCAATTCAATTTGTTCTAATCTTTGCTTCTTAATTAGTTCTATAAGTTCTAATCTTGCTGTAAATTCTTCACGCAAAGATTGAATATGTTTGTCAGACATACCAATTACTTGTGCCAAAACTAATTGCTTGCTGAACTCCTTAATTGTTGCAACACGTTTTTGCTCAGTTTCTAAAATTACTTTTTCTATTTGATCTTGCTCTTTAAATAATGCTAATTGGTTTATAGCCTCATTTAAATTTATCTGCGTGCTTTCTGCAATGCCTTGTTTTTTCTGCCGCAATTCTGCCATCTTTTGCATATCGCGTTGCATTTTTTCGATTTGCTTTTGTCGCATTTCGATATGCTCTTTAGAACCTACAAACAAATCTACAAACGATTCCATACCTGCAACAGCAGAACCAATAATTGGAATACGTTTTAAAGACTCAACAAACTCGTCAAGAGATTCTCTTGCTTCATCTGCACTGCTACTTACTGCTACAAAAAAAGCCTTGATACCACGGCCTACTGATTCTAAAACTCTAAAGCCTACAATCATGGCGGTAACTGCTAAACCAACTTTTGTCATAGCCGTTCTGAGTGTACTAAAACTTGTTTGAAGTTTGCCAATGTCCTTTTCCATTTTTGTAGTCGAGACATTTATAGTGTCTTCTAAACTTTGCATTGTTGCTTCAAGGTTGCCTATGCGGGCTTCAATATCAATTGTAATTTTACCTGCTGCCATACCTTCTCATTTCTCGATCAACAATTG